ATAGGTGCCTTAATATGAAACTGCATACTGCAATGACCAAAAGGACTCCAGTGGTCATGCTTTGCAAGAAACTTAATTAGTCGTGTATCACCAAAATCAAAGACTTCTTTCTTCTTACCAAATGATACCCTTGCAGCATTTACCACTGTAAGGTCATCACCCATGTGGTCTACTAGTTCAACGTCCAATAGAGTTCTCCCCTTCCATCTTTGCTTCTGCATAAGTTTTTCTGGTGTAAAACGCAACTATCTTTTTACCACTGAAAACTTGACAATGAAAGACAGGTGGTTTCGCCTTAACGTAGTCAGCAGGTTTGTCATCCTTTGCTGGGATGACATAACCGCCTTGGAATATTTTGTAAGACCTAGTGTCGTGCATAACGACTCCTTGGTCTACGAGGTGGATTAGAAGCCATAAACTTCACTCGTTCAGAGAGAACCTTATCTCTCTTTTGGAGTTCCGAAAGGTCATACTCAAGAGTACGAATTCGTGCAGTGGCCTCTTCTAGTTTTGCACGATAGAAATCCCTTTCTTTTGCCACAGGGTCACCATCAAGGTGCAACGTAACTTCAGACATCAAAATGCTCCTTTGTTAAGTTCATTGTTACTATCCTATACTCATTGACATCAATTGTCAAGAGATTACTATAATTTTTTATCAGTTTTTTTCTGTCAGGCCAAACTATGGTTTCCTCTATCTCTTTGTCAAACCCACGACAAAATCCTAAAATTCTTTCCAGTATTGATACTGTTTCTAACGATATTCTTTTAGACATGAGTTGTTTTAATAACAAGGGATGTTGACCATTGCCTTGAAATATTTCATCAAAAGATTCTACCTTGTGAAATAATTCAACCAGTTCTGACTTGTAGTTATATTTAAGTGATTGATTCCTTTTCTTCCAGTTGAGATAATTTTCTTCATTGAAGTTGCCAACCCAACCTTTAGGATTGACAATGAAGTTCGATATGAAAAAGTCTTTGGTATCATCTTTGTACTTTCTGGCAACCTTACCAAAGAACGGTCTATCATTACGTTTTAAGAACGAGTCCACACTTGCGTTTGCCTTACCATTGTACTTTGTGTAATCGTAGTTACTGGTAAAATGTAACTTCAACGCATGATAGATTTTATATGCGTCATAGGCTTCCATTAGATAGGTAACTGTGCGACTTTAGGTAAGAAGTTCAAGTCTCTTGCGTTGCACTCAATCTTCTCTTTCAGTGATTTTGTTATGAGGGGTTTGATAGTGTCTGGTTCAATCTGGTTCTTTGCACAGTAGTCTAATACTGCCTCCATATGTGAACATCCACACTCTTGTACGATTGTTTCTACTTGCATAGAAAACTTTTTGGGGGTCATCAATTTTTCCATATCCAATCCTATAAACGATAGAGGGAGTCACCCTCTATCTAAATTTAGCAGAGCAGTCATATACGTTAACTGTTGCGAGGTGGTGACTAATCCACCTTTTCTCCTTTGTTGTACAAGACTAACCGTTGGTCTATACGGGCGTATTAAGGCGCCACCCTATTCGTGTTCACCACCTTTATCTTGTGGGTCTAACTTAATCTTTTTACCGTCTATCCACATATTCCTTGCACGACTTGGTGTTGAAGTAGGGAATCTTACGAAAAAGTTTGGTCTGTGTCTTGCAGTCTCAAAGGTTGCAACCGTAACCACAATTGCAGCGAGTAGTAATGCATGACCAACCATACTTACACCCATAACCCAAAAACTACCAACATAAAGCGAAAACACAATACACCACATCCATGCAAGAACCTGTAATATCATATGTCTGGTGTTGGTGTCTGGAATATGACGCAAAGGATTCTTGTCAGCATCCATCACACTATTCCAACTATCATACACAAATTTTCTCATTCCATACTCCATAAAATTAAGTGGTGGTGTTTCTGTTTCCAAGTACACCACCGAAACTCAGTACGATTATGCTGCGAGAGCGTAATCTACAGATGCAAAGTTATCGTTTGCATTTACAAGTTTGACCTATTACGCAGTCAACCGACAATTCTACTCGCCTCTATCTACGTCAGTCGAACCTAATTCACCCCCTCAGTCGAGGTTTAATTATGGTGGAGGTGGAGGGAATCGCACCCTCGTCCTGCCCGTCATTCGATTTGTATCAACAAATTGTAATATATTTATACCACAGGGGTATCCTCATTGTCAAGAGGTTTTTCTATATTCCATAAAACAAACATTGCAATCGCTGGAACAAAACATAATGCAATCAAAAGAAACGCTTTAAGTAACATCACTCAAAACTCTCCACAAGGTGTAACTTTAGTATTTCACGATTGGCAAGATGCTCCTCTGCAATCTCTTGTTTTGATTGTCCATGATAACGGACAGCATGATGTTCTTCAATCATCTTTATATTGATGTTTGTATCGAAACACCATATCTCACCAAGTATTCTACCAAACTTGCCTCTCCCATCCTTGTGAGTTTTAAGTTTTAGTCCACCACCATTAGTCCATTTAACTAAAAATGCAGTTGCTGCTTTCCCATATATTTTTTCTATTGGGTCAGATGTTCGTGACTCTGGTGTATCAATACCATACATTCTGATGCGTTGGTTTCTCATCCAGACTCCAAAACCTAAGTCGATATCTACATCAACTGTATCACCATCAACTACCCTTACCATTTTACAATTATATTCATACATGATATTATCCCCCACATCTGGGATTACAAACTTCAAACTGCCATTTTACATTATTTGAACTTGTTTTATGTGTTTGCGATACCTCTACATGGTGTATTTCATTTTCATCATGCACCACAGATGCGGCCTTATGATATATTGTATGTGCAAGAACGCCTGCCGCTATCATTTCCAACATATTATGTACTCCTACTTCCTACTGGTTTGCAGACATATTCTACTGTATCCCAATCACCGTCAGCAGGGATGCCGACATAAACAGGTAACATTTCTCTGCATTTTTCTTCTTCATCAAACCACTGGACATCCTGTTCTACACAGGTGCTTCCAAGGCACACTGTCAATAATATGTGCCATATCGTTTGCATTAAGTTTGCAACCTTGGTTTATTTAGGAGAACTTTTCCCAAGTTAACTTTACCTACACCATGACCAAGTATACAACCTTGTGAACCACCGTCTGTAAATTCAATTATTGTCCATGTTGGTGGAGTGCTTTCTGAATTTATTGCAACAACAAACCTTGATTCTGTAAGAGCGCCACTTGGAAATCCTACAAGACCTTCCATCCAAATGGTTGGACTTTCACCAACCTGTGCCATCATCTCAACGACTTTTTCTCCACTGGAACATGATACTGGTTTATTTGCCCAATAAAATAATCCTTCTTCTTCTGCCTTTTCTTGTTGTTCTGATATCTCTGCGTATGCATTTCCACTACACAGGAGCACCAACAACGGCAGGACTTTCATCCAATTTTTCATTTTCTTTTTCCCAATCTGTAGTGAAATCATCCACGGCATTTATCAACATAGGTAAATATTCAGTCTTTTCCTTGATAAATTCTTGGACAACTCCATCCTCTGTTACTACAAGAATCACTATCTGTTGGATAGGTGTTCCTGTACGTTCTTCAAACATCTCTGCATATGCTGATGCCTGTATGTAATAACTCTCGTTCCAATCATCGTTACGTTCTGAACGAGAGGTCTTGAAGTCGATGATGGATAGAACCCCATCATATTCTGCAATGCAGTCCACTCTACCAGCGACCATGTACCTGTCTGAATACAGTCCACACTCTTGTGCATAGACATTATCCACTTTGTCCTTAATGACCTTTTCAATCTGACTAAAGAGAGCGGCGGCAAGAAATGGTTCTCGTTTCACCTCTTTATTATTGATAAGGTCTTCACACATATGGTGAACTTTCGTACCACGTTGTGCAGCAGTCCTTGCGATATAATTCGCAACATCATCACCAACCCTCTGGCGCCATTCCATAAGACCTTTCATCTTATTCTTTTGCAAGACGGTAGTGATAGAGGGATACATCTTTCCCTCTGGTGTTAAGTAAAACCTTTTACGGTCTACTGTTTTTGTTTCCAATTCTGGAATTTCAATAGGCTTGTGCGTAAACATACTTTATCCTTCACATAAATTTACATCATTATATCAAATCAATAGTCGATTGTCAAGAAGGAAGGTATATCCCTGCCATCTTATATGCTTCAATTTCAGTCTCTTCGTTTCTTCGTGTCCAACCTCTACCGAATGTATCAAACGTGCTTAGACCTTCATAAAACTCTTGTCTCATTTTAGTGTAGTCTGAAATTGCTGCTTCAATACCTTCAGTGTTGCAATACATCTTCAATGCTCTTAGTGTGTTTGGGCCGATACCACCATCAACTGTAGTACCAATCATTGCTTGAAGTTTCTTTGCTGCTCGACCTGTACCAGAGTTAACTGCCCAATCAAAAACGCAAAGGTCTAAACCTTCTGGAAGTTGGTCTGCTTTAACCCTATCCCAATAATTCTTTTTATAAATTGGTGCAACATCATCGAATTCTAAATCCTTCATGTCCTTCTGTTCAAGGTCATTTTCCATACACCATTTTTCGTAGACTCTCTTGGTTACTCCCATATTAGTTTCGCCGCCTGGGTCTTTAGGATGATTCACATACCCACCTTCATGGTGAAGTACGAGTTTCAAACATTCGTCAAAGTTACTCATTCATTTCTCCTTAAACTTTATACGAATTAAAATATGCAATCCAAGAATTATAATTACGATTTCTTCTTAGATATTGACTAAGTTTGCGTATTGCTTGGGGGTTCATTTACCTTGTCCTCTATATCTTTTAAACGACCTACGTTTGTTCTTATTCATCGTAGACGTAATTGGTTTTCTGCCCTGTGATGTACCCTTAAAAGTTTTTTCATGCACCGCACTACTAAACATCTTTGCCATTACAATTCAACTCCCTGTTTAATTTTATTGATTAGATAACTGCGTACTAAACCAGAACGCACGATATCACCAATAGTAAATTCTATAACAGAGAACTCTTCCATTGCATCAACAATACTCATAAAAGCACCAAGACCTTCTTTCTCACCATTCTTCTGTAAATCGGTCTGGAAATAATCACCAGAGAATATAATCTTACTATCCTGTCCTACACGAGTCATGATAGTATCTAATTCGTGGAAGTTTAGATTCTGACACTCATCAACTATGATGATTGCATTGTCTAATGTGATACCCCTTAGAAAAGAGGTGGTGAGGAACATAACACTGCCCTGCACTTTCAGTCTATCGTACAACATACTGAACGCACTATCGGACGCCTGTTCAAACATGAACTGTACCATGTTCTGGTACGGTACTTGGAACAGTGCAGTCTTATCTTCTTCATCGCCTGGCAAGAATCCAATTTCCCTAGTGGGAACTGCACTTCTGACAAGGTAAACACATTCGTAGGGTGACGATGAATCTAGTACTTCTTGTAATGCAAGATACAGTGATACAAAGGTTTTACCTGTACCAGCAGCACCATGCAAAAATAAATTCTGTCCGTTTTTGTACTCGTTGAATACGAGTTTTTGATTGTCGGTAATCGGTTTCACTTTTACCATACTATCAATTGTCACATCTTTTTTCTTCGCCATATTCTTTCTCACTATTAAAGGTGGAGCAATGGTTTCACCATCGCCCCTGTGCAATGGTGGATTGACCACACAGCTTCCTTTCTCATTACGAGGGTGCTGTGGTATCTCACCAGCACAATTCTATTTATACCGTTATCATAATAGATTTCATCTATATGACCTTGTGTTTTTTCAGAACTTGTTCTGTCTTACTTTGTTTTACAGACTTCTTACTATATCGGTCTGCAAGATTAGAACGTGGATGTGCCTCTGCAATTCTTGATAGGTTTTCTTTCCAACCCTCATCATTTTTGATACGGTCACCAGTACCGCCTGCCATCGAAAACAAGGATGGCATTTGTGTTATGTGTGGATTGGATTTTAAAAATTCTTCCCTACCAGAAATAGTGAAGAACTCTTCAAATTCTTCACCTGTTTCATTATTTCTGAAATTGTAATTAGGCATTATGTATGAAACCTCTGTCTATAGTCAGAGCCCCATAAACTA